GCTCGGGTTAATGATTGTACTATTTTGGCCATAGACTTGCTAAGCCTCCTTTAGCTAATCCCCAGCCCCCCATACCAGCTGCTCTATTAGCATCTGAAACTGCTTGGGCTTGTGCTTGACTAATTCCTAAACCGCCTTGATCTCTACTTCTAGACATATGATCCCCACCTCTTCCTGCTCTTCGTTGAGTTGCTTGGTTGGCGGCAGCTCCTGCTGCTCTTTCTTTAGCTATGTTTTCTTGTCTTATTTTTTCTTGATTAGCTTTAAATATATTATATTCATTTTGTTTCTTTTGTAGACGAGCTTTGTGAATAGCCACTTTTTTTGCAAACGCTGCAGGTTTTGTCTTTGCTAAGTTACTCCAACTGCCGATGTTATTACCCTCCTCATCTTCCTCTAGAAGACCAGCAAGAGTTTTTTCTGTTTGAGCTATACTTTTCTCATACATAGCACCTAAGTCATTTGATCCAAACATCGACTGTAAATTTTTACCAGCTAAAACCCCGCCTGTAATTTGATTAAGGCCCGAGGTTGGATTTGTTCCATACATTCCTTGACCTTTGATGAAATCTAGTTGACCTTGAAGAGCTGGATTGTAATTAAATGCTCTTGGATTAGTTGCATCAAATCCAGCAGCTACTCTTCCAATCATAGTATTATCTAATATATTTTTTACAAAATTTTGTGATTGATCCCACCCTCCTGTAAATTTATTTTTAAGTCCTGTTATACCTTGACGAGCTTTATTAAACATTCTGTTATACCAAGTTGGTTGTTGTTCAGTAAACGTTTGACCTAGTACTCTATTTTGATCAGCAATAGTTCTTGGCTGTTGATAAGGTTTTCCATCAGGGCCTACTCCATATTTATACTTCCCTGTCATAATATCTAATGCCACAGGGTTCATTTTTTGCATATTAGATATCATATTATTTTGTTGGATACCTGGAAGCATAGATTGACTTCTATAAGTATTAGGAAGATCGTCATTTAAATAATTCATTCGATAAGGATCTACATTTTTATATGTATCAATTGTTCTAGCTCCTTCAAAAGGAGTCTTGTAGTAATTTTGAGGCATGGTCATTTGTTGTCTAGCAAATGCCAGATTACCATTAGCAAAACCTAGTCTAGCAATACCACCACCTGCATAATCTCTTTCCCATCTTTGTGCGATCTTGGGTAAGTTAGCATGCATATAGCGTCTTTGCTTTTCTGATTTAAATGGCATTATCTTCTTCCTCCTGCGTGTACATCTAATCTAAATGTACCTAGTTTCCAATTCGAATCTACAGCCGTGTTTGATATTTTAACAGCTACGGCTCTTGCTCGTGCTCGGCACGATTGATACGTAGTGCTGCTTGTAACATTAAAAGGACCCAATGTCGAGCTTACAGCTGTATCGTTAGGATAATTTCTTAAGTCTAATGAAACTATTGCTGTCCCTGATTGAGATATAAAGTCAGGTAAAAATCTACTAATTCTCATAATAAATTCTCCATCTCCTCTAAAAGTAATTCCTCTTTGTTGGTCTTGGGTAATATCAAAGTCTCCTGATAATATATTAGCTGGTATTGCTGTATCTACTCCAGAGTTAACTTGATTAACTCCTGTTTCATGTTCGTAGTACGTAGTGCTTCCTTCAGTGTTACCCGTAACATCAAAAGATGTATCATTTCCTGCATCGTAAGCTGTACCATGAGGTAAACCAAAGACAGCAGAATCTGTCCAAGTGGTTCTTCTAAATAAGGTACTTGCATTGGTAAACCAAATTGGTCTTTCAGCAGTTGAATCTAAATAACTAAACAAAACAACCCTATCAACCACATTTGAATTGGCTGTTGGATAGAACCACATAATTTCTCCAAATAAGTTATTAAGACCACAATATATTAATTGGTTAGAAGTTTTATTAAGATCGTCATAAACATAGTCTTCAACCAGACAGTCCATAGATTCTAGTTTACCAGTGTATCTAAAGAAACCGTTTTCAGACATCCAGTAAGCTGCTCCATCTACTTCTACCGCAGCATTCATACCAATCAATCCACAGTTAGTTCCCGCTTGTTCGTAAGCGAAAGTAAATGGAGTTCCCACAAAACGCATAGTAAATAATGAGGTATCCGTCCATACGTAAATTGCATTTCTTCCTAGTTTAGCTCCCATGATCCGTGATCCGGCGGCCAATCTTTGTGTACCAGCACTATTGGTTGCTGTTGGAGTCCATGTATTTATATCTTCTTGAGAAGAGAATCTTATAAACATATCATCTTGAGTAGTGGCGTCTCCAATTGTGGTTTCTGTTCCAAATAAAATTAAGTGACGGTCGGGTGTAGATACTAACATATCTCTAGAAGCTGTTGGTGCACCAGTTATCACTGTAGCTCTAGTAGATGTAGCATTAGCAGCTGATGAATCCCATTCGACTACTACACTATTATGAATTAAAGCAATTACATTATCTCCTAAATTATCAATAGACCAAAGTCCTGGGTCAGTTACTTTATCAGTGTTAGCTGCAGCTGATCCCCATCCAGTCCAACTAGAAGTATTAGTTACAGTAGCACCTCCACTGTGAGCAGATCGCGTTGATCCTCTGACTGCTCTTGTTATACCGGTAAAACTTGTCGCTGTTACACCTGTGTAAGAAATTTCTTCGGTTCCTACTTGAAAATAATTTGTTCCTGAAGATGGAAATCCTGTTGTACTTCCAACATTAATTGTAGTTCCTGATCCACCGGTACCATTTGTATCATCGTTTAACCCTGGAGCTGTTAAAGTTGTTGTAGTAGATCCTAAAATTTTACCACCATATAAAGATATACCCCATCCATAAGCTCCTACTTGTTCAGCTGGTCCTACGGGATAATACCATTGAACTTTTAAAGTTCCTGTTGTAGTAGCTCCAGAATTACTACCCATTGTTATTGTTACTTGCGTAGTAGAATCTACTGAAGTAATCATAAATTTTTTATTATCAAAATTTGTAGCTGAAAAACCTGTTCCAGTACCACCTGTAAAATCGTCCATTAATAAAATATCTCCAGCAGACATACCAGCTGTTGATGCTCCACCAGAAAAAGTAATAGTTACAGCAGCCTGTCCACTAGAAAAATTACACGTAAAAGCCCCATAAGAGGTACCAAAATTTGTTTTAATAGGATGAATGTCATAGAATACACCACCTGTATAAGCATATAAAATACGGTTAGTTCCTATTATAGAAAATTTTATAGATTCTTTTGTTACGATATGGTGCATCTGTCTAGCTGCACCTGTTAATTTATCCTCGCCTAATTGATTCCAACCACCTATTTTTTCAGGAGTCCCATACCTAAAACGAACATTTTCCCCTCCTGTCCATTGGGCTTCTGCTCCGGTAGCTGTAACTTGTTTATTAAATCCTGGTAAAAAACCTATCTTTTGTAACATATAAAAAATCCTGTTTATAAGGTTTATATCAGATCTGGAGGAAATTCAAATGGTTAAGTAGGGGGAGGGTGATTGGTGGTGTCTCCCCCCACAGAGTAATTTTATAACTTATTTTGTAGGTAAAGTAAAGCCTTTATACCAGGCAGGAAGTCCTAAAAAAGGACGTTTATCAAATTCATTTTCTTTAGCTAGCTTAGAACCTTTTTTATTATAATGTAAAAATACTTGTGCACAATCATTTCCTCTAAACTCTTCTCTCCAATGTTCAAGATCACATCCAGAATAGATTAGCATATCACCTGGTTCTAATATAACTTTAATACCAGCTTGACCTTTCTTACCTGTTGGATCTAAATAAATAGGCCATTCATCTCCCCCTAGGTTTAAGGTAGTAGATATCTCGCAAGAGTATCTATCTTTGTGTCTTTTTAAAATATCACCTTTTTTATAAATTCTAGCATAAGAATAAGTCTCACTTAATTTTAATTTAGTATGCTTCTCCATTACAGGTTTAACTTTCTGTAGCAAAGTTTCCATAACCATATCTGAGTAATGAGAATAGGTATTAGGCACTTGGGGATCATTCCATACTCCAAAGTATTCTGTAAATGGTGAAATGTATTTTTGATCAAATAAAAATTGTGCTACCCTTCTTTTATTTAAGAAATAAGCAAACGCAAAATCTGCTATCTCTCTACTAATGGCTCCTTTTAATATTGTATATTTATTTGTTTTAAATGTCATCTTTTACTCCTTCTATTTCTTCTACTCCTTCTATATAATTAAAATTTAATACTA